ATTTCATCAACCTCAATATCCATCAATTGTTCTTCATTCCCCTCAAAATCAGCATGGCCGCAGTATCGTCCAGCAGCAGGTGCAGGGATCGGAAGGGCGTGCCGTATACCATCCAATGACGCCCTTTGGCGTTCGAGTAGGCTACTTCGAGGGTGGCCAACAGCTCATTCAGAATAGAAGTCTGATTTTTCATCTTTCTGTTTGTGTATTATGGGTTTTATGGCGTCCGGATTGTTTGCGATGAAAACGACCTGTTCGTTTAGCGCATACTCATCCACCTTGTCGTAAAATTTGTATATTTGGTTCTTATGGTCAACACACTGGAAACGGAGGGCGTCGACCTCGGCCACTTTGCCGGAACGCAGATACACCAAGTGTTTCATGGCTTTATGGTTCATTATCGGGTTCGGGGTTTTGCTTGGCATCATCCTGCCATCTGTACGACGGTCGCAGCATTCTCCCATTTCCTATAAAGGTAGGTTTGCCTCGCTCCCCTACTTCCGGTTTGGGCTGGTAAAGATATACGGTATGCGTGTGCCCGAATTTGTCTATTTTTTTGAGCGGCGCGATGCAAAGTTTAACCTTGGCTCCCAACTCTCCGTTATTGCGAACAAACTCTTCTACCACGTCAACAGGTATCTTTTTCAGGTCTATTTCGGCATATAAGATTCCCGCCATGATTCAATCTCCAATTTCGCCTCGTGTTCAAACTTCGATATTATTTTGCTGTACACCTTTATCTCCTTCATATCCTCAAACTTGCGGATATGGTAGTATGAATTCCGGCTCGTGCAGTTCAGGTAGTTGGACAGCTTCACCCCGTTCATGAGCTTGTGGGAGTACATGATATGGATGAATACCGTTCGGGCATCCGTAACCCTTTGGCGCCGACAGGGTGCCTGTATCTCCTCCAGCGATACGCCAAAGTGGCGTTCGAGCAGCATCCCTATTTTCGATAAAATAATTTCCATGCAGTAAATATAGTAAATTATTTTATCATACAATCCCGATCCGCTCTATTTTCTCTTGTCCAGATCTTCAAGGACGGCATCAGCGTATGATACGGCATCGGCTGCTACGGCTTCGAATACTGGAAGGTTCTCATTTTTCTGCATTTTATCTTGATTTTGCGAGAATCTCGATATTTCAACAATTCGAACTCGAATTGTACCACTTCGGTTTTGGGAATCTTGTAGTGAAGGTTATTTCATTCACTTCCTCGCATTCGATCATATAAGCCTCCGGCCATAGCCCCTTTATTTGCTCGACATTTTCGGCATAGGCGACAATAACGAAAGCGTCGACGCTTTCGCCCGTACACCAATACGGATACTTGATCGGCCATTTAACTGGCCGATAATCGTTACCGCAATCTTTGAATTTGATATAGAATCTTGCTCGTATCATTTCTCCCTCTTTTTGAAATGTTCGATAATCTCCTCAACCGTGGCCTTACGGGCGGGGATACCGACCCGATGCTCCAGCAAGCATTTTTCGAAGCTCCCAATGGGTGCATACAGCCCTTGGTTTACCCATGCCTTCGCTTCCTCCGCGATAAACCACTGCTCGCACTTGATTCCGGTGATGCGGATTTGGTGGGGCATCAAAACAGCCAGTGGCTTCCTCATAGGTGAAGTCTTCGGCCGAGGACAGCATATCGTGATAGTATAGATAACTTTGGCAAAACAAGAGGGTCGCCAATTCCTCGCGCCTTTCGGCCGCTGTTTTCTCTGTTTTCATAGCTCTGTCTTATTCGTGAATTTCCCGCCAGCCGAGGATCTTATCATCTATCGGAGAACCACACCAATCCACCCAGTTCCCATAGTTATTAATATGCCCCAAATCATACGGTATGATAGAGCTTGGATTCCGCTTTACAAGCACAACCCGTCCCGGTTCGGGTGGTTCTTTCGGGTCGTGCCAGCGCATCAGTTCCTCGTGCTCGGATTTTCCGAACTGGATAAGCCATTCAAGGGCGGAGTAGGTAGAAATAGAGCATCCCACACACCCCCGGTCGCAATTCTTTCGATCTCCGCAATCTACGCAGATGTTATTTTCGCAAAATGCTTTTGCTCTTTCCTCAATCGTTTTCATTTCTTGGTCAGTTTTTGGATAAAATTATTCTTTCTGTCGCATGCCCCAGCCGGCAAACAACAAATACACGCCTCAAAACATGCGCATTCGTCGCAAAACGCCTCTATTGCTTTCTCGCGCATCCGCTCCTCGGCCTCCTGCTCGGCAAGCTAGATAGCCCGTTTTGCCTCTATTAGCTTAATATCGCATTCTCCCGGACAATAGGGATACATCATCGCTATCGGTGTTACCACTTTCAACAAATATTGTTTTGCTTTTTCGCTTTTCATGGTTAGGATGTTTTAGTGTAACGCCCACGTCTTGTGCATTGCAGCGATCAGGTCTATATACCCTTTGTATTCCTCCATCTGCTCGGGACTATAGCCTTCGGCCTCGCCAATTTTTCGGAAATGCTTCTGCCACTCGGAAATGGTGTGGCGTTTGCAGCCTATTTGAATAACATCCTCACCCCAATAGGATACTGTATGACGAGATGCGCTGATAAATAGCGATTTAGGAACATCGCACCAGTCGCCCAGTTCGCACCCGTCGCCCAGTTTGCACCCGTAGCCCAGTTCGCACCCGTCGCCCAGTTTGCACCCGTCGCCCAGTTCGCACCCGTCGCCCAGTTCGCACCCGT